GGCACCCGGCCCAGCGCTGCCAGCGGGTTGTCGCGCAGCTTCTGCGCCAGGCGCGCGGCATCCACCGCCACCCGCAGCGCGGACTGCGCCTGGTTGGCATAGGTCACCGCCTGGCGGACGTTGTCGCGCACGGCCGTGGCGCCGCTGGCCAGCGTCGTGGCGCCAGCGGTCTGGCTGGCCGGCAGCGCCTTGGCGGCGGCCGGCGGCAGCTTGGGCTGCACGGCGGGCGGCGGCAACGGGTTCTTCTTGTCGCCGACGAACTCGCGCAGGGTGATGCTGGCATCCAGCGCGATCAGCGTGCCGGCCTTGTCGGTGTGCCTGCTGGTCGCCTGCACGTCGGTCAGGACGAACCAGCCCTTGTAGTCGCCGTTGCCGAGCACCAACGCCATCGCGTCGTGGGCGGCGAGCGCCTTCTTCAGCTTGGCCAGCTCGGCCTCTGGGTCGCAGTAGTGCAGATGGAAGGCGAGCTGGATGCGGATTTCGTCGAGCTTGTCGCCGACGAACTGCAGGCGCGGCTTGCCTTCGATCAGCGGGTGCTCGGCATAGTCGGCGCCGAACTGCGACTCGAAGCCGTCGAAGTAGGTGATGAGGTCGAACTGGACGTCACCGAGAAGTGCGAACATCAGTAGGCCCTCCGTGCTTGTTGCGCCGTCACGCGCTTGATCAGCTGCTCCAGCTCATGCAGCGAAAGGTTGAGCGCCTCGGTGATCTGGCCTTTGACGCCCTCGGCCGCACCGCCTTGTACCTGGATGGTCGGGCTGAAGTGGATGGTCATGCCGCCGGCGCTGCCAGCGGCCGCACCGGCGCTCCCGGCACCGGCCCGGCCCCCATTGATGCGCTGCGCAGCTGCAGCCGCCGCCGTGTCCGATGCCATGCCGGCGGCGGCCTTGGAGGCCAGCCCGGCCGAGCGGCCGATGCCGATCGCGGCGCCGTGGGCGATGTTGTCGCCAAAGCCCATGAAGACGCGCGAGGGCGAATGAATGCCGAGCGCCGACTTGAACTTCCCGGCCACGGCATCCCCCAGGTTGCCTACCACTGCGACGGCCTCGCCGAGTTTGGCCTTGATGCCATTGACCAGCCCATCGACGATTTGGCTGCCCAGCTTCAGGAAGCGCGTCGGCAAATCCGCCACCCCCTTGATGATGTCGCCGATGGCCGCGCCGAATCGCCGTCCCATGTCCTGCGCCTTGCCACCGACGTCGTCTACCGGCTTGAGCAAGTTCTTGAGCCAGTTCCACACCGACTGCACGCCGCCGATCAGGACGTTGAAGACCGGTGCAACCACGGCGCGCAGCAGCCGGAAGGCCAAGCCCACGCCGGGAATGGCCAGCATTAGCCGGCCGATGGATGAGCCGAACGACATCACCGACTGGATCAATGCCTTGATGGCCGGCCCGGCCACGCTGGACAGCCCCTGCCACAGGCCGACGAAGAAACCCTTGATCGGCTGCCAGTACTTGTAGACCAACAGGCCCACGGTCGAGAGCACCAGGCCGATGGGCGTGAGGCGCAGCAGCATCATGCCGGCGCGGCCGATCCACGGCAGCGCTGCCTGGAAGCCGGTCATGAGGCTGGTGCCGATACTGGAGAAACCCCCGGCTGGCATGCTGGGCAGCCACGGCAGGCGAGCACGAATGGCGCCGGACTGCCAAAGCCCACGGAGCAGCAGCCCCTTGCTGTGCAGCAGGTGCATGGCTTTCGTGGCTTCGTTGATACCGGAGGCCATGAGACTGAAGCCGTACCGCCCCGCCAGCGCAGTCAGGCGGAACGCCGCGAAGGCGGCCACCAGCTTCACCATGCCGGACACCAGCGCCGGGTTCTCTTTCGCCCAGCCGGCAAACTGCGAGACCACCGGCTTGATGTCATTGACCAGTTCATTCAGCGCCGGGAGCACGGTCGAGCCGATATTGATACCCAGCTCGCTCAGGCCGTTCTTCAACAACCGCAGGTTGTTTGCAGTGGTGGCGGCGCGTGCGGCGAACTCGCGCTCCATCGAGCCGCTGAAAGCTTCCTTGCCGTCTTTCCCTTTCTTGTTCAGGGCGTCGACAGAGTCGGTGTAGGTCTTCACCGATCCGGCCAGCACCGCCACATCGTCGGCGTACTCCAGGCCGAACATATCGACCAGGATGCCCATACGCTGATCGGCTGGCACTTTCTCCAAGGTCTGCAGAAAGCCGACCAGCGCCCCTTGGGCATCGTCCGCAATGGCCTTCTTGAGGCCGGTGGCGGACAAGCCCATTTCCGCCAGCGCAGACTGAAACTTGTTGCCCTGCTTGTCGGCCGTCGACAGCTTCATCAGCATGCCGTTGATGGCCGTGCCGGCTACTTCGGGCGGCTTGCCCAACGAGATGAACGCATTGGCGAGGCTCGCCGCCTGCAACTCGGTCAGGCCAAAGCCCTTGGCCACGCCACCGACCCGCGAGAGCGCGGAGACGATGTCGCTGGCCTTGGCCGGGGACTCGTTCGAGAGCTGGTTGATCGCATCGCCCAGCCTGCCGATGTTGGCGATGGGAATCTGATAGACGTTGGCCACCTTGGCCATCGCATCGCCCGCCGCCTCGGCGGACATGTCGAAGGCCGTCGCCATCTTGGCCACGGTCTCGGTGAACTTTGGGATGTCGGCGGCCTTGACGCCCAGCTGGCCACCTGATGCAGCGATGGCGGCCAACTCGGTCGCCGCCAGCGGCAGCGTGCGGGTCATCTTCAGGATTTCATCGCCCAGCTTGGCGAAGCCTTCCGGTGTCTCGAAGTCCACCACCTTCTTGACGTCGGCCATCGCCGACTCGAAGTCGATGGCCAGCTTGACCGGCACGACGGCCGTGGCGCCGATGGCCACTGTTTCCATGGCCTGGCCGCGCAGATCGGCGCGGCCCGCCTTGAGCATCTCGCCGCGTGCCTGCAAGGCGGCAAGCTTCTGCTGCTTGGCGTTGAGCTTGTCGATGGTTGCGCCCAGGCGCTCGTAGTCGCGGTTGAGGGCGGCTAGAGTCTGGGGCGCGAGCGTGCCCATGTACTTCTGGATGTTCTCGCCCAGCGCACGCTGTTTGGACTTCAGCGTGTCCGTCACCGCGCCCAGTTGGGTCAGCGTGGTCTTGACGCCGCCCAACGCGGCAACCAGGCCCCCTGTTACCGCACCAATCTTGATACTTACTGCCAGATCGCCGGCCATTTTGCTATCCTTCAGTCATGAGCAAACCCAACGTCTTCGGCTTCTTTGCCGACCTCCTCGAAAAGGCCAACCCCGAGTCCATGAGCCCAGTGGTGCTGGCCTTTTGTATCGTGGGGTTCTGGGTATTCACCGGCTCGTTCTTCGCCGCGCTGGGGCTGACGTTGCTGTCCATCCTGCCGTTGGTGATCGTGGTCGGCATTGCCATCGTCGGGCTATGGGGCGGGCTGCGTCTGCTCGATGGCGCCGCCCGCCTTATCGGGCTTCTGCCGAAGCGCTGATCTGGGCATTCGCCAGCTCGCACCACTTCAGCAAGTCTCCTATCTCCAGCGCCTCCAGTTCACTCGGCTGAAACCGGAACCACCGCGCCAGCAGCGCCTGCATCTGCCACAGCGTCGGCGCCGGAACCCACCAATCGACGAAAAGAACCCTGCAGCTGGGTGTAGTCGGCCAGGTCCATCTCGTGCACGTCTTCCGGCGTGAGGTCGGTGAGGATGGCCAGAAGCGCGATTTCCTGGTCTTCGGGCTTGTCGCCGAAGCGATTGGCGGCCTTCAGGTCTTTGACTTTGGCGCGCCGCATGACCAGCGTCTCAATGCGCTTTCCGGCGGCGGTGGTGAAGGGGTGCTTGAGCTTGATTTCCATGATGGTCTCCGTGTGGTTGGTAGGCGCATCATCGGTTGAAAGTCTATTAACGGTCTTTTAGCGAACTTTACTGCTGACGAAAAAAAGCCCGCCAGGGAGGCGGGCCGTGAAGCGCTGGGGAGCGCGGGCTTACAGAAGAGGGGTCGTCAGCCGCCGATGTTGCTGCGGTAGTCTGCCAGCATGTCCTCGCCGCCGACGCGGAAGATGTTGGCCAGGTAGTCCAGCTCCAGCACTTCCTCGCCATCGACCACCTGCTTGATGTAGGTCGCCGAGAAAGACGAACCGAACTCGGCGTTGTCGTGCTGTTTGTAGGTGCCGAGTGGATTCTTCTTGAACATCACGGTCAGGAAGGTGACCAGGCTGACCTCCTGGATGCGGCCTTGGGCGCCGTAGGTCTCGATGCTGGAACGGCACTGCAACTGCACCGCCTTGAACGGGTTGGCCACGGTCTTGGCCACGTCCTTGTAGAGCGAGTTCCACTTGATCTCGCCTTCCAGCTTGTCGAAGCCCGCCGGCAGTTCGATCTTGCCGACCATGCCGAGCGCCTTGTGCTCCTGCATGATGGCCGACACGCCAGCGTCATTGCGGGCTCGCGCATTGGCCGGATCGACCGCCAGCA